AGTCTATGATGATTATGCAAATGTGCTAAAGTATTTTAATAACACGTACATGCTGTCAAACACACTAAAAAATCTAGGAATTAAGCATCTATTCTTTAATGCACTACCAGCATGGTGGGAAGCTGGCGAATTAAAATCAGATTGTGATCCAATAACAGAATTGCCTGTTCAATTGGAAAAACACGAAACAAATAATAACATAATGTCGTTTAGGGATAGTATGATGGGATTTGTGCATAGAACAAATTGTACTGTGGGGAAATATTTACATCCACTAGCAGAAGCACATCAATTATGGAGTACACATTTACTTCAACAACTTCGTCAACGCAAAATCATATGAGAAAGCTCTGGGTTTATGGTTGTAGTTTTAGCGAACCTTTTGGTATAGAATCCGGAGGTGCTGACTGGGATGACCGTGGTTATAGAAAATTACGTGCAGATTACTGGGGCACACATCTTGCCACTAAGCTAACGGCAGAGTGTATTACTAGAAGCCTAAGTGGCGTTGGCTGGAATTACATCACTGAAAAGATAGATGAGGATATATTAAACTGGTCTAAAGATGACGTCATCGTTATTAGCCCTAGTTTTTTTAGTAGGGTTACATTTGAAGAACTTGAACATCGTGACATACAAGGATCTATAGTTGCGCAATTTAAGTCCTGGGATTTCGTAGCCAAATACAACGAGCAACGTTGGCGTAGAAAGATTGACACGTTGCAACACTTTGGTTATAATGTATATACATGGGCGGTGGATAAACCTATGTTTGTTAGTTTGCCAAATAAACTTATTACTGCTCCTGGCGGCTATGTTTCCTGGAAAGATTGGATGGATTTAAACAAACAATACTGGCAGGATCCTACTACAAATAAATACCCTCTGGGCGACTGGCACTTTAACGAACTGGGCCATGTCGCAGTAGCAGAAGGTATGTATAATTTTATATGTCAAGAACAGCAGTAATAGTATCTGGATCACTACGTCATCTGGTAAATGCCAGTGGTTCATGGAGTATACCCGGTGACTACTATCTTGTTGTGGATCAAAATATAAATCTATCTCAGAGCAGTGAAGTCGTTGGGAATAGTTTTGATATACTTTCAGAAAACATAAAGAACTGTCATGTTAAGTTTGTAAATGTGCTAGTATCCGTGGATAGTATGTTACCCGAAGGATTCAGACAAAATTCCAGTGCAAATATGATTGCAAAGTGGAAACTGGCATTGCATCAAATATCTGCGTATACCCACTTAGGCTACGATAAAATAGTTATATTACGCCCTGACCTATACCTACGCAAAAAGGCACCAACTATAGAATTGGAAAGTGCTGTACTGGAAGACAATGTTGTCTACTCAACAGTAAATATAACTCCTAAAAACAGTGGCATGAATCCGATTATGAACGATGTATTGTTGATGTTTAATGCTACAACGTTTACTAGATTTGTCAACGAGCTATACTGGTTTTATCTTGAACGTCATAAGTCCATGGCCGAAGCAGGGCATGATATACATTCAATAATGGCAGTGTTTGCCGATGAAAGAAAGTTTCGGGTAAGCAATTATTTAGATAAGTTCTTTGAATTTTCGGTACTAAGGGATACGAGCACAGATCTGTTTAGCAATGGATTACTAAAAACTGATTGTTCCTTCAACGATATTATAAGTCAGGGGACAATATGGTGGAAACAAAAATATGGATAAAAAAATTATAATATGCGGCGACAGTTTTGCCAAGGGCATTGGTTGTAGAGATCTAATCAACGAGCCCTATGGTAGTTTGTTAAGCAAACAATTAAATATGCCGCTGATAAATCTGGCCAAGGGCTCTAGTACACATCTCAGCATTTATCTACAAGCAAAGTATGCCGTGGATAATTATGCTGACAGCGCAGGTCTAGTAATAATAACATGTACAAGTTATGATAGAGTAGAATGGTTCCCCTGGGATTATACACACCCTGGCAGAGATTATACAAATGCAGATGTAAACTATCATGAGTATCCTCCTTATATGAAGGGCTCATACGGAGTGTCGGAACATGACGGGCAACCACATCCCATGATCGATGATGAACGGTATACTGGAAAGATGTTTACTGAAAATTTAATGGGTGTAATTGATTACTGGGAAACAACTGCATCAAAAGGCATAGAAGGCGGATATTACAGTAGATTTGCCAATGAACCCAAAGAAAGAATGAAAGTTTTATATGACTATGCCGCACAAATACATGATCCCAGTATTAATCGTTTGCACAGTATTGGTTTATTAACCATGGCGCATCAATTATTGTCAAAGGCTGGCATACGTCATTTAATCGGAACGCATGAAATACAAGCATATTCTGCGTTTATTGACAGAACTAACTTAGTAAATATAGATTGGGGACAGCTTGCACTAGACTACCCTGATGATCTGCCTTCTTGGCATACCAGTTACAAAGGCCACGAAGTTGCCAGAAATAACGTACTCGAAAAGTTAAAAGAAAATGGTTGGATATAATGGAAATTAAAAAAGTAACTAAACACTGGGGCTATGAGCTTTGGATAGCAGACGGTTCTGACACACCCTATGCCAGTAAACGTATTCTGTTTAAGGCAGGTAATAGAACCAGTTTACAAGTTCATGAATACAAAGTAGAAACAAACTATGTGTTAAGTGGTACGGGTATATTGCATCGCAGTCACGAACCACTGGATATTGCTAAATTTTTAGAACAGGGTATGACCGCACGACAAGTAGAAGAATACGAAACAACATTTGAAGTTATAGAACTCAAAGAAGGCGTGGTATTCAATGTTAAGCCTGGATACGTACATCGTGTAATTGCTACCACTGATTTGGAATTCATGGAAACTAGTACCACCGAACTAGATGATGTTATCCGTTTACAAGACGATGCAGGTAGAACACATGGTAGAATCAGCTACGAGCACGAATAAATTTAATAGGCTTGTTGTTTTTGGTTGTAGCCATACTCTGGGACAACATTTGCCAGGATGGAGTCAGTGGTGGGAAGATCAGGGCTATGACAAAGTTAAAATATACAGAGAACAACTCAGCGATTTAAATTGGCCCAGTGTACTTGCACAAAAATTAGGTATAACAGATGTACTGAATCTGGCATCTGGTGGTAATTCAAATCATGAAATAATGGCACGTGTGCTTAGTTTCGAATTCAAGCCAGACGACCTATGTATTATATGCTGGAGTTATGCTGGCAGAGAGTTCATATACCAGGAACATGGTGGTGTTGCTCGCACCATGGATTTATTAGACGTGTTAAAAGATTCCAGATTCTATGAAGTCCATAGCCAATTCGATTTAGAAATGAAAAGTAGAGAATATGTTTATCTAACATATTTACATTTAGAAAGAAATAGTGTAAACTATAGGATGGCAAAGATAGAAAACTGGGAATCTGTCAGTGACTTCTGGATTCGCTACGAACACGACGATTTATTAACATTTGATATGTTAGATTATGCATTAGACCATTCTCATCCTGGTGTAGAATCACACAAAGTTTTTGCCAACAAAATTTATGACACAATCAAGTAACACAGTTATTATACCCACAGCTGGAACAGGCAGTAGGATGGGTAATTATACAAAAAATTTAAACAAGGCATTGTTACCCTATAAAGATAAGCCAGTATTAGCACATATTATAGATAACTTTCCCAGGGACACTAAGTTTATTATCCCTGTTGGATATTTAAAGCAACAAATTATAGACTTTTGCGCCGTAGCATATAGTGACAGAGATATTGAGTTTCTAGATATAGATGATTGGACCAGTGATAAATCTGGCACAGGTTATACATTATTGCAATGCAAAGATAAAATAACGTCTGCATTTTGGTATGTGCCCTGTGATACATACTTTGATCAAACAGTAGTTGATAAAGTTAGAGATAAAGATTGTTATTTCGTTAAAACTGTTCCTGCACAGGACACACATCTTTATACTATGTTTGATTTAAACAATAGTTTTCATATACATGACATTAAGTTTAAAGAAGAAACTAGCGCCAATTGGCGAGCATTTACTGGCTTAATGTATATCAATGACTATGCAGAATTCTTTGCTAAATTAGAATCCAGTAACAGCAATGAATTTATTGGCATTATTAAACTAGGTAGTGATACAGCTGGCCTTAATACATGGCTAGACTTTGGTAGCCCAACAATATATCAAACTGAATTAAGCAAAAGTCAAAAGTTTGATTTTACTAAGAAAGACGAAGTCACATATATTTGTAACAATCGTGTAGTTAAATGGTGGCTGGATGGTAGTGTAGCTAAAAAGAAGTACGATAAAGTACTGGCTAATCCGTATGTATTTCCAGGTAATTGTACACACAGCGGTAATTACATGGCCTATGATTTCTTTCCAGGTAAAACATTGTATGAATTTAATAACCCGGTGGCTTTTAGTGAATTGCTTAATTGGCTAGAAACAAATGTTTGGCTGGACTGCGAAGCAGATATCTATAATGCTAGTATTGAGTTTTATAAAACTAAATCACTGTCGCGCATTAATAAGTTCTTAGAAAAGTATCCTAATTTAAGTCCAGTTACTAACATTGACGGAGTTGAAGTCAAAGATTATAATTACTATCTCAACAAGATAGACTGGGAATACTTTGCAACAGTAACACGTCCGGGCTTTTTACATGGTGATTTGCAGTTTGATAACATCGTAATCAGCGACAGCGGAGAGTTTAAGATTATAGATTGGCGTCATGAGTTTGCTGGCTTAGTAGAGTATGGAGATATCTATTACGACCTTGCTAAAATGGCAGGTGGATTGATCATTAACTACGCCAACATTAAGAATCACAACTTTAACATTGAAATAGACAACGGTGCAGTGACATTGAGTATTCCAAATGTTGATCATATCACAGTATATCAACAGCGTTTAAAGAAATATATCATAGATAACAATTTGGATTATAATAAAGTACAACAATTGGTGCCTATAATCTTTTGGAACATGAGTCCATTGCACACATCACCATTTGATATATTCTTATGGTACCTGGGTATTAAATTATTTGCGGAGTTAGAACAATGATATCTAAATACGAACTATTACGCAATTACTTAATTGCATTTTCCGAAAAGGATCTTAGCACACTGGAATCAATGTTCAGTGAAGATGTTATACTACATGACTGGGATATACTGGCCACTGGAAAACAAGAAGTTCTGACATTCAATAAACACATATTTGATAATGTAGGCAATATAATAATTAATGTGGATAATTTCAGTGAAGATAGAACTGATAGCAGTCTAATGTTTGCACAGCTTGAAGTAATTATTGACGGCGAAACTATCAATGTTGTTGATGTAATTAAATTTGATAAAAACAATAAGATTACAAAAATATCTGCATATAGGCAATGAAAAAATATATAAGTCTAAGCAAGTATCCTGGTAAGCAGGGCAAATATTATTATACTGAGTTTTTTAAACTGTATAATATAGACGCAGTCTACGAGCCCTTGGGTACCGATGACTTAAAATACGAACTGGATCGCGCACGTGACCGTGGTGTATATGGTATCAGTGTTAGTATGCCATTTAAACAGGAAATAATCAAATATTTAGATGTTGCAGATAGTCTAGTGGAAAAATACGACACTTGCAATACAGTGGTTAATGTCAACGGTAAATTACACGGATATAATTGCGACCATGCCGGCGCAGAATATGTTCTCAATGACATACGATTATCTGATAATGTAACAGTCATGGGCGCAGGCAGTATGGGGTCGATGATTTTTAACATGTTAAACCACAATGCCAGATTGGTAAGTCCTAGATTGGGTAATTGGGAACAAAGGCACGAACCTTCCAGTGTAGTTATTAACTGTACAAATCAGGGCACGGCGTCACAGAACAGCCCACTGGATTATATTCCGGATGGATGCAGATTAGTCATTGATTTAACTGTCAATGACTGTGACCTAGCCGAACAGGCAAAGAGTTTAGGTATTAAATACTTGTCCGGACAGGAGTTCTATAAGTATCAATTTTTGAATCAGTTCAAATGTTATACAGGCTTAGAACCCAGTGTCCAGGACTACGAAACAATTAGATTGGCTAGAACATGAAAAGATTTAAACTAGGCTTTGGGCCTATGAGCAGGGAAATAATTAATATACTGGGAACATACACAGAGGAAAAACAATATCCTCTAATGTTGATTGCAAGTAGAAATCAAGTGGATTTCGAAACTGGTTATGTTATGACCACAGAGCAACTAGGTGAAGAAGCAGCTCACTTCAGTAAGAAGAACTTATTACTATGCCGTGATCATTGTGGACCTTATTTCAGTGATGCTGATCGCGGCCTTAGTGTAGATGCGGCAATACTGCGATGCCAGTCCACAATAGCCGCAGACATTAAAGCTGGTTTTGATCTAATTCACATTGACGTCAGTCGCATCAAAGAAGATCAACTGGGCTATGCAAAAAAGCTAATAGAGTTTACACTAAACATTGAACCTAAAATGAAACTAGAGTTTGGCAGTGAAGATAATACTGGTGTTGATGTCAACAGCAGTATTGGTCGCATTGACAGTCAGCTAGAGTTTCTAGAAGCATATAAAGACAACGTAGTATTCTTTGTTAGCCAAACAGGTAGCTTGACCAAGGACGGACAAATTGGCAAGTTCAATGTAAAGAATAATAAAAAAGTCGCAGAACAATTACACAGTGCAGGCTACTTGTTCAAAGAACACAATGGTGATTACTTTGATCTAGCAGATATTGAAAAGCGTATTGAAGCAGGTATTGATGCTATCAATATTGCTCCGCAGTTGGGTAAAGTGCAAACAGATTTGCTCACTGAAATGAGTGGACATACTGACGAATATAAAAAGTTTGCAGACCTAGTCTACAGCAAGCCCAATATATGGTCACGTTGGATGAGCAATGGCAGTACTGACAAAGATACTGCGGTCAGTGTCAGCGGTCACTATCATTTTGCAACCAAGGAATATCAGGACGCTGTAGCAGTCATAGACGAGAAACAATTTAAACAAGAGTTGACCAACAGAATCTACGCTCTAGTAGATATGTATAGAACATTTGATAGGAACTAATATGTCTAATAATAATCAAGACGATAAAGCTAAAAACGAAGCCCCCGAAGTTGAACGAGAGTTAACTCCTGAGGAACGTGAACAAAAACAAAAAGAACTATTGGAAAAGCGACTAGCTGAACTTCGTCGTAGAGATCCATTTATTTACAAATGAACATTTGGGGAATCAGTGCCAACAGTCATGACGCGGCGATTAGTGTCTGGCACGATAAAGAAATACAATTTGCCGCGCACAGTGAACGCTACAGTGGTATAAAGAACGATGGCAACTTGTGTGCCGGATTAATCGAGGAAGCCTATACACATGGCGCACCGGACTTAATCGTTTGGTATGAAAATCCATTAAAGAAAACCGCACGTCAGTTTTATGCTGGTCAAGGTTTCAAGTGGAAAGAGAATAATATCAAGCAATACCTTGCAGGCTATGGTCTAACACAAAAAGTCATCTATGAACAACACCACAAGAGCCATGCCGCCGCAGGCTATTATACCAGTGGATTCAAAGACGCCACCGTAGTTGTTATTGACGCTATAGGTGAGTTTGAAACATTAACTGTATGGCAGGGTCAAGGCAATAACTTAAAGCAAGTTTATAGCCAGGGTTATCCTGACAGCGTTGGACTTTGGTTCAGTGCTATGACACAGCGTATTGGCTTGAAACCCAATGAAGAAGAATATATTTTAATGGGCATGGCCGCTTATGGTGATCCAGAAAAATATAAACAAGACATTTACAATGACTTCTTTAAGTCTATTAATGGTCCTGAAATTAAATTCAAGCATAACTTGCATCGTGGATGCTTATGGTGGAGAAATGATCTATTAACAGATCAAGACTATTTTGACATAGCCGCTGCCACACAGCGAGTCTATGAAGAATTATTACAGGGAATTAGCATCTGGGCAAATAATAAATTACCCAGTAAGAACTTGGTATTAATGGGAGGTTGTGCATTAAACTGTGTTGCTAATAGTAATATCACCGGAGACTGGGAAAATGTCTGGATCATGCCTAATCCCGGTGATGCAGGATCAAGTATAGGTGCTGTCGCCGCACACATTGGTGAGCAAGTCACTTGGCCCGGAGCATATCTTGGCACAGACATGGGAAAGGAATATCCAGTTGATCAGACTATTGACATACTTAAAACAAACAAAATTGTGGGCGTGGCTTCAGGTAGAGCTGAGTTCGGCCCTAGAGCTCTTGGCCACCGCAGTTTATTGGCCGACCCACGTGGGCCCGATATCAAAGACACAGTCAACGCAATCAAACGTAGACAAAAGTTCAGACCATTTGCGCCGGCAATCTTAGAAGAATATGTACATGAGTATTTTGAAATGCCACGTGGTATAACTGCCAGTCCTTTCATGCAATTCACTGCTAAGTGTAAAAAGCCCGACGAATTTCCTGCTATTATTCATGCTGATGGAACTAGTCGTGTACAAACAGTTAGTAAAAATGACAGTCCTGGATTCCGTAAGTTATTGGAAAACTGGCATGCAGAAACTGGCTGTCCAATATTATTGAACACCAGCTTGAATATTAAAGGTATGCCCATGGTCAATAATTTGGCTGATGCCACTGCATTTACTGAAAAATATAACGTTCCAGTGCTGAGTTAAAATATTAAATACTAGCACAATGCTAGATGTATTTTTCCTCAGTTACAACGAACCCTACGCCGACGAGCACTACGAGCTTTTACTTCAAAAGGCTCCACATGCTCGTCGTGTTCATGGTGTCAAGGGATTTGTTGAAGCACACCGAGAATGTGCTAGGCAAAGCATGACATATAATTTTTATGTGGTAGATGCCGACGCTATATTGGTCAATGATTTCGATTTTAGTTATACCCCCAGCAAATATAATTATTGGTGGCAGGGCGTTCCTGAAAGTGAATGCTTGACTGTTTGGAGTAGTATCAATCCAATTAATAAGTTGACTTATGGCTACGGTGGTGTTAAACTAATACCTAAGATACCATTGCTTAGAAAAAACAAGGATACTATTGACTTTAGCACTGGCTTTGGATTACCTTTTAAAGTATTTGATAGAATCAGTAACATAACTGCTTTCAACTACGATGAATTTAATACTTGGCGCAGTGCATTTAGGGAATGTACCAAACTGGCATCTAATCTCACAAACAACGACATGGAATCGTCAGAGGACATGGACTATGATGAAGTGGCACGTTTAAGGTCTATAACAAGACGTCGACTTAATACATGGTGTACTGTGGGAGAAGATCAATTATTTGGCAAATATGCCATAGACGGCGCAAGGCGTGGTAAGTTGTTTGGTGAAGAAAATATTAACAATCCCCAAGCACTAAAACAGATCAATGATTATGAATGGATAAAAAATGAGTTTACTAGATTCTTTTGAAATTAAACACAAGCAAGATGAAACACTGAGTCTCGGTGACATCCCCGTAGTATTTTTAAGCTACGACGAACCAAATGCAGATACTAATTTTGAACACCTTAAAAAGTATCACCCTAATAAACATATTATTCATAGAGTGCATGGTGTAAAAGGCTTTGACGCCGCGCACAAAGAAGCCGCTAGGGTAGCGAATTCTGACAGGTTCTTTACTGTGGATGCTGATTGTTTAGTTGATAAAACTATTTGGCACAAACAACTGGAAATTACCAGTGATATCAGTGTTGCAACATTTAGCTGGAGTAGTCGCAACATAGTTAATGGCTTGGTCTATGGCAATGGTGGTATCAAGTTATGGTACAGTGATTATGTCAAGAACATGAAAAGTCACGAGGCAGCAGACAAAGAAGATAATAAAAATAACATAGACTTCTGCTGGGACTTTGACAACTATAAACAAATGAACAATACCTATGGTACTGTTATGAACAATGCCACACCTTACCAAGCATTTAGAGCAGGCTTTAGAGAAGGCATTAAAATGGGTCTTGATCAAGGACATAAAGTAGAACCCGATCAATTCAACTGCAAGATGTATCCAGCAAATTACAGCCGCTGGTTGACTTGGATGACTGTTGGCCGTGATGTGGAAAATGGTATATGGTGTATCTATGGCGCTAGACTGGCAGTATCAATGATGTACATAGAAAACTTTGATCATACATTGGTTGCAGATTATGACTGGTTTTTAAAGTTATGGGAAGAAGTAAACATCGATACAGACTCTGGCAAGTATGTAGAAGATAAAGCGCATAAACTATTAATAGACATACGTGATAAGTTAAAACTACCACTGGTAGAATTGGACTCAGCTCAAAGCGAGTGGTTCAAGCACGTTAATATCTGTCCTGGTAAAGGCACAAACTGGCCTACACTGTTAAACTACAGTGCATTACCACTATTTGGATTTAAGTTACCAGAATGGTGATCCCTATTTACTTCCTTTATTCCCAGGAAGCTAACATGAATGAGAACTGGGAAAGACTATTAGCGAAAGCTCCACACGCAGAAGCAGTTGCTAGTATAGGTTCAATATTTGAAAGTCATAAGCACATTGCAGATAAATGTACTGGTGACAGGTTCTATGTAGTTGATGCAGACTGTTGGATCGTAGACAAATTTAATTTTGATACTAAAATAGAACTAACACCCAAGAGCGTGGCGGTATTTCGTGCAAAGAATCCTATAAACGGATTAGTCTATGGACATGGCGGTATCAAACTGTTTAGCAAAGACTGTTTTAGCGTGGAACGCTTAGATCGTCCTGACATGACAACTACTCTAGCAGATAGTTATATCAAAGTAAATGTTCTGGCCAGTGAGCATAGATTTAACTATACCGCATTTAGTACTTGGCGCACAGCATTTAGAGAAGCAATTAAGCTAAGTGCAGGTATTAACAAAAACAACAACGCACTAGAAGACACGCAACGTTTGGATATGTGGCTCAATGCAGGCCTGGAAGCACAATATGGATATTTCTCTGTAGAAGGTGCTAGGCAAGGTATTGCATATACAAAAAGTGCAGACTATGATCACAGTGTAGTAAACAACTTTGATTGGCTGCGTAATAGATTTATAGAATGGACAGGATTGCATGAGTAACGAAGATCAAACAAGTTGGTTGTTTGGACTTGAAAAGTTTTTTGAATTTACAGGTCAAAAAGATAAACAGCAATTAATAAAACTTATCATTAAGATGTTGCACTCAACTGATAAAGATAAGCCATGGGTACTAAAGAACTGTATAGTAAATGACTATAGTACATTTAAAGATGAAAATAGAAATCTGCGCTTGGGTTTATATGTTGATGTAATGCAAAGTCAAAAGATAGACCATGTTAGATTGTTTTGGTTAATGAACGATATATGGGCAGATGAGTTCAGTAGTAAGTTATACCTATTCTTTAATAACTCTGATGTTAACACAGCCAATGACTTATTCAGTAAAAGTCAAGTATTAAGTAAGATCTGGATGGCAGAAGCACTGCAAAAATTTATCCCCAATCTAGGTAATATTGCATTGTTTGGCGGCTGGTACGCACAGCACATGTATTACTTGGATAACTTAGTTTATAAACAAGTATTGAATATAGATCTAGATTCAGCAGTTCTTGCTAAGTCTAACAATATACTTGCGTTACCCGACAATTACAAAACACTGACAGCAGATGTAAACACAGTAATACACGAAGGTAAAATTATTGTAGATGGCACAGAGTTTGACCCAGACTTAGTTATAAACACTAGTGCAGAACACATGACCACAGAATGGTTTGATAAATTAGCCCTGGGTCAAATGGTATTATTGCAGACCAATGATATGTTGGGCATGGAAGGTCATGTTAATTGTTGCCAGAGCTTGGAAGAAGTAAAATCAAAATATAACATGCGTCAAGTATTGTTTGCCGGTGAACTTACACTTAGTAAAGGTCGACGATTTATGTTATTTGGAATAAAATAAATGTATAAAGCCAATGAAATAACTACAGTGCATTTGGAAGTTACAGAAAAATGTAACGCTAGTTGCCCTCAGTGCGCTCGTAACCTAAATGGCGGCGAAGTTAATCCTCAGTTGCATGACGCTGAACTTAGTTTAGCCGATGTAAAACAAATACTAAAGCCAGAGTTCATTAAACAACTAAAACGCTTGTATATGTGCGGCAACTATGGTGATCCTATCAGTGCTAGAGATACACTGGAAATATTTGAATATATTCGCAGTCATAACAGTACAATGCAACTTAGTTTTCACACAAACGCCAGTGCTAAGACTCCTGAATGGTGGAGTAAATTACCAGCTGCCATGGGCAAAAGTCATTATGTAGTGTTTAGCCTTGATGGGTTAGAAGATACTAATCACTTATATCGTCAAGGTACTGTATGGAAGAACATTATGCGCAATGCCGAAGCGTTTATCGCCGCAGGTGGCAGGGCTCGCTGGGATTATATTGTATTTGGACATAATGAACATCAGGTAGAAGAAGCTAGAGCACTGGCAGAAAGCATGGGCTTTGAAAAGTTCAATGTTAAGAAGTCAAATAGATTCTTTAGTAATACTCGTGGTGCGGTTAAAACAGAACATCAAGCGGGTAATAGAAAAGGCAGTGCAACCACTGTTATCAGTATGCCAAAGAATCCCGAGTATCAGAATTCAGCAATACAGCAACTGGCTAATCTCAGCAAAGACAAAGGCAAAATAGAGCTAGATCTACTAACAACAGTAAAAGAACTAGAACAACGCCATCTGGCACCACAGAGATTTAATCTAGATCCTGCTAATAAAAAGGACATGGAAAAGTACTGGGATACTGTGCCAATCAAATGTAAAGTCTCCGAAGAGAAAAGCATTTATATCACAGCAGAAGGATACCTGCAACCATGTTGTTGGACTGCGGGTCAAATGTATGTTTGGTACTGGAAGCAACGTGGTGGACAAATCTGGGACGCTATAGATGCCGCAGGCTTGGACACATTGGATCTTAAAAACAACGACCTAGTAGATGTCATCAATGGTAAATTCATACAGTCTGTTATTCCAGAAAGTTGGGACAAGCCAAGCTGTGCTGAAGGCAAGCTGGCCGTATGTGCCAAGACATGTGGCACTAAATATGATGCATTCAAGGAACAATTCAAATGACACCAGAGGAATATAGTAGCTTTTTAAAAACAAGACGCACATCAAAAGTTTTTACTGATGAAAAATTAACTTCACAACAAAAACAATTACTCATTGATGCAGTTAATTTTGCCCCTGCCCAAAATTCTAATAGAAATTTTATACCCATCCTTGTTGAAAAACACGAACATAAAGAATGGCTACAAGATAATATATTTTTTATGGTTTCCAAATACAGCGAGTCTTTGGGTAAGGTAATGCCCAAAGAATATCAACTTGGTATATTAACTGCGCCTGTAGTAGTAATATATTTAGAAGCATCAAGAACTCTTCCTATAGTAAATCATCCCAGCCACCTTGATGCAGACGGTTCGTATTTAAAAGAACCAGCGGCTGGTGATATAGATATAAGAAACATCAATATAGGAATGAACATGGCTTTTCTAGCACAACAAGCATACTTGATGGGGCTGGATGTTGGATTCAATGGCTGCACTAGAGGTGTTAGAACCGTCATGGAAACTCCGGAATTAAAAGCCCATTTGTATTCTATATATAATGAATATGGAATTACAAATGAGATGGCACATAAACATTGGTTATCTCCTGGTTATGCAGTATGCATAGGAAAAGCTATTTCTGTTGCTAACCCATTAACTAGAGTATCTAAGGCTGATCTAGAAGGATTCCCATATAAAGATGGATATTATACAAACATAAAAAAGCATCAGTTAAATCCCATAGAAAATATCAGAGTAATCAATGAATAAAGATTTTGACAAATACGACAAGGTACCTAGCAATTTTTGTCTGGTACCATTTTTGCATAAAGCAATAGACGGCAACGGCGATATAAATCCTTGCTGTATTGCAGAGCCTCACAAAATGAGTGATGGTAAAAATGCCAACATCAACTTTATTGATTTTGACTCTTTTATCAAATCAAAAGAAAACAACGATTTCAAAGAAGCATTTAAACGTAATGAGCGTCCTGATATATGTCACAGATGCTGGAAAGTAGATGATCATCAAGGCGAAAGTCATCGCAAACGTGTAATGACTTTCTTTATGAATAAGAGCTGGGAGGGTGGGGAAACAGATCTACACAAGACACTGGAAAGTTTCTTTGCAGATAACACACAGTGGCAGGATGTTGTAATAGAACTAGATAAAATTAAAGAACCTTTTGATCTGGAAATCGAACCAGGTACAACTTGTAACTTCAAATGTCATTTCTGTGGACCACACGCTAGTAGTAGCTGGATCAGTGATCAAAAGGAATTATATGGTACCAGCCAAGAAGATGCCGCAAGAGCAACAAAGCTAGGACACTGGGCCCTGGACAGTGAACTCTGGAACAGTGAAGTCATGTATAATGGTAAAAAGTTTCACTTCATGGGCGGTGAGCCTATGTTGATCAATGCTCACTTTAAGTTTCTAGCTAAACTAGCAGAACGTGCAGATGCCGCTCAGGTGCGCATGTCATATAATACAAATGCCAGTACATTGCCTCCAGACAATGTATTAAAAACTGTCTACGACAAGTTCTACTATACTCGTGTGGCATTTAGTATAGATGGTATAGGTGACAAATTCCACTATCAACGTTTTCCCGGAGACTGGGCAGAAGCAGAAGCCAACATAGAAACCTGGGTTACTAATGTTAAAAACATAGAAGCTAAGATAGATCCGGGCTGGAGTGTGCTCAATATGTTGGACATGGCAGAACTATTCTTATGGGCAGACAAGTTTAAGCGTAAGTTCGATCTAAGTGACAGGCAATTTGACTTTGACGGTCACTATTACTTTGGCCCGCATTATTGTCCTCAGAGCTTAAAGCCAGAACAAAAAGAATACTTTAAGAATAAGATGACCAGTGACTTAGAGTTGCTACGCAATAGTAATTTAACTCCTAGAATTATGGAACGTGCGGAAACCATAGTGGATAACATGATTAATCATATGATGGCCAAAGATTCTTGGAATCAGGAGACCGAAGACAAGCGTAAATATAGAATAATGGGTCTGGATAGAATCCGTAAACAAACCCTTAAAGACTTCTTACCGGAGTTAAATTCAGTGTTAAAATATTATGATTGATCCTACAAAATTAGAATTAGAAATAACCAGTAAATGTACACTGTTCTGTCCCGAATGTCCTAGAACCAAGGATCCCAAGGAAGAAAAACATAAATGGAAACACGGCGAAGTGGATATTTCTGTTATTGAAAAGATGATGGAAGTACCTGGGATACAAAATGTTATATTTTCAGGCGCTTACGGAGATCCAATTTATCACACAAAATTCATAGAGATCATTGAAATAGTAAAGAAGGCTGGTAAGCAGATAACTATAAACACTAACGGTAGTTATAGAAGTGCCGCTTGGTGGGAACGATTGGCTCCCCTATTTGATGCCGGAGATATGTTTGTATTCAGCGTAGATGGATTACCTGGTAAAGATTTGTATAGAATTAATTCTAATTGGCCTAGTATAGAAACGGGCATTAAAATTATGACTTCAAAATCAATGACAAAGACACAATGGAAATGGATCATTTTCAAATACAACGAAAACGACGGCATAGCCGGATATGAACTAAGTCGACAGTTGAAATTGAGTGAATTTGTAATGGTTGGTAGTGGTAGGGAATATCCGCCTGGCTACAAGCCCGATAGAACTTATGATGAAGTTATAGCGGAACTCAACGAACACATACAAAGGAAAACATTAAATGCAACTTGATCCTGAATGCTATAAATCTAAAAATCTTTTCTTTATAAGATCAAATGGTACCTATGCACCTTGTTGTTATACCAGTGCCAACGACCAGCTAGAAAAATTTCTAGGTCCTGAATTATATCATCAATTAAATTTAACGAATTATTCTTATG